CCCCCAGGAGTCCCCCAGATAAAGTGGGGGTGGCCTATCCCCAGGGGTATAGCCCCCTAGCCCCTCCCTAGGATACCATGAGACTAACCCCAAGATCAACCCCTGGGGATACCGTTCATCGGGTGGACCCAAGGGTATTCATAAGAAAAATCTTAGGGTATTCAGGGGGTGGATCGGGGGGAATATCCATTGATAACCCCTTGATAACCCCTTGATCCCCTATTGACATCCCACGATACCCTATGTTAGTCAAAGACTGTCTATATCCGGGGGTTTGCTGGGGGACTGATAGTCCTTAGACTGTATGAAAAACCAGTAGACAACCCCGTAAAGAATATGGCGTAATGGCGCCTTGTTTATATCCTAACTACAAAGCTATGACTCTAGCCGATAGGATTGGTCCACCACGTAAATACAGACGGACCACTAAGCAACAAGTCGAGAGACTATAAAGCGCGATATTGACAAGCCAAGCCTATGGCTCTAACATAGGCACCCGTCCCCAGCCATCTACGGATGGTTGAGATACAAGCCCCCAGGTAGGGCAGGCATTGGGGAATGCCGATAGTTTAAGCTAGACCATTCAACAACCGAGTATCTTAGGTCTAACCAATCCCCCAGGATAACCCGCTTGATTGCGGACCCAGGAACGGCGGTTAGACTATTGAAAAAGGTTGGGTCAAAAGGGTAGCCATCCGAGTCCCTACTACTAGCTTATCGTGACTGGTATGCGAGAGTCCTTTGGGCAAGACGCATCCCTACCTAACAGGTAAGGTTACTCCCTACGATAGCCATCCGGCTCCCTCTTACAAGTAACCTCGGAGTTAGGTAGGATATATTACAAAGGACTAACCCTTTGCAATGTATCCTCTAGAGGGAATTAAAGTGAAAGGCAAACCGAAACAAAGGACCGCAGTCTACAAAGGCGGTCGCAAGACTGCTAAGACTGATATCCATCGCAACAATCGGAAGTCGGTCTTTGGTAGCCCACGTCTGGGGCGTAACCCCCTTGACATTCTCCTTAACTCCTGAAACAAAAGGAAATACTTATGAAAACTGTACTCACCGCAGACAAAATCCTGGGCAAGGATCAGATCACCGCTGGTCTGGTAGCTCTGAAATCGTTCAACAAGGCTTGGAATGAAGCGACCCAACAACTGGCGGCATCGGCTACCGTACTGGCTCACGAGCATGGTGATGTTCGGGCTATCCGTGCGATGCTGGCCATGATGCCTAAGGGCGCTAAGACCAACAGCCTGCGCCGCTACTTCGAACGCTACGCTCCGGTCAAGTGGTCGGAACTGAAAAAGGAATTCAAGTTCGACGGCAACAAACAGCACAAGGGCGTTCGCCAGGGGGAAACCGAAGAAGACTTGGCATTGTTCTCCGGCATCCTGAACACCCACTGGTCCGACTGCGGCCCGGCGGAAACCGCTGACAATTTCAAGCCGATCGATCTCCAGGCACGGCTCCTGCGGCTGGTCAAGGACTGCAACAAGGAACTGGACAGCGAGTTCAAGGACCAGTCCAAGGTAACTGCTGACCAAGTGAATCAGCTGAATACCCTGCTGCGCCAGATGTTCCCCAACGGCGAGGCGGCCTGATGCGAGTAGTGGGTGGCGCTTGGTTCTTCCCCAAGGTTACTAAGCGCACCCCTCACCAGCAACGAATCCGAAAGTATCTGTCCATGGTTAATCGTGGGCAGGTATCTAGGGCCAAGCGATACGCAGAAAGGCATTGCCTATGATGGCCGGGGGCGTACTATGACGCGCCCCTTGGTTCCTCCCTAGAGTACATGGTAGGTCCGTGTATTGTATGGATGAACTAACCGAGGATATAACCGTGTGGACCCCTTTTGGTAGCTTTCTGGTAGCTGTTACAAACGATTACGTGCAAGGGCGTTGTAACTCCCGTTCGTATAATAGCAACGGGGTTGAACAGGTGGTTTACCGTTGGGCTTTCGTCGATGGTAAATTCGCCTGCGGCGTCTATGTGGAAGGCCGTTGCATGGGCCTCTGCGGGTGGACCAAATGAAGTCCCCCTACGAAGCAGCCCACGAAAGGGCACTCATGGTTAATCGGTTGCAGAAGCTCACGAGGATGCTAAGGGTTCACCCCGATCCCAAGTGGAAGCAAGAACAACAGGAATTGATTAAGAGGTTGAAGAAATGACTATCGCTATCGTGGTGTCTTGCGTAGGAATCGGATACTTCTTCTTCCGTGACTGGAAGGAAGAGATGGGTATCCTCTGACCCAACTGATGAGGCCATGGTGATTCCTGGCCGAAACCCCCACCGGACCTATGGTCGCAGGCTGGGGAGTCTTGGGAAATCAACAAAGGAAACTATCCCGTGAAACGCAACGACTATCGTAAGGTCAGCCGCAACATGCAAGCCATCGAAGCTATCGACCGCAAGATTGCCAAGGTAACTCGGGAGTTGACCAACTCCAGCGGCAATCACCTTGGTAAAACCCTGGAGTTGAACAAGCTCCGTGCCAAGCGTGCATCGCTGGCCAAGAACAGGGCGCGGTGATGGCATGGAAGTATATTGCATGTGCCGCCATACGCTCACGTTCCAATGGGTTGCTGCTGGTAGCGTGGTTGGTTCTCTTCGTCCTGTCCTCGACCTTGGACAGCATCCCTTTTGCATCGTGAGGTAGTTGAGGTGAGAACCACTAAATCCTTCAACTGCTACATGGCGATAGCCACGGTGCTAACGCTCGCGTTTATGATATGGTTATCTTATAACACCTTTTTCAGGAGCTGATGGCAATGGCTATCGTAAAATACGAAAAGAAGGTTGCCAAGTCGTGGTCAGAACTGGTCCATGGGTGCCTTTACATCAAAGCCGAGGATCTTGGGAATGATTCCGCATTGGTGTATAAGTTCCTTTCGATGGGCGATGGAGATTTTCTGGTGGAAATCTTCGGTGAAGATTACGACTGCTTCAATGACGCCGGTGTATTGGAAGGGCCTTTCCTGGAGGTCACCGTCACTGAAGTTAAACTTCAAATAGCCTAGGGGTAGGTGTACTATGACGCCCGCCCTGTATCTATTCCTCTGGTTGGAATCCTTGGTCAGCATCCGCAGGTTCCAGCCTAACCCCAAGGCGTACCCTGGTTGGTACGTGACCCACATCCGTGTATCTATCTTCGGCAAACGTGTAGGTATCGTCTATGAACTCCACTAAACCCCAGGTTTTCTGGTTGGTAAGCAAGGACGGTGAGCGCCACGTAAAGGTCATCAACTTCGGGCAGTTCATCACCGAAACCTTCTTCGAACTCGGCATCCCGGTGGACCACATCGTTCATCGGGTTCAGTGAGGTGACACCATGACCAATACCTCTTTCACCGTATCGGTGGCAAAGCCAAGGTTTGAGTTTCATATCAGCAAGATGGCGGACGGTGCCTACGTCCATTCGGGTGATTCCGGGTCTGTTGACTTGGTTTACCTCAAGAAGGGCGAACTCGTGACCATCATTCACAAGGATGGTTTCAACATCCTCAAGTGCAAGGAAATCGGTACTCACCCTGATCTATTCCCGGCCAAGTGGTTGTCGGTGAATGCCTGTATGTGGGGGCCGTATGAAGAATAAACCCATGATCGGCCAGATAATGGCCCAGGAGCGCCGCATGAAGCGTCGTGTAGAAAAACGGGGGTTCAACATGAGCCTCCAGGAAAGCCCCCAGGAGCCCCGTGGTGAGCTTGGTTTCACCTTGGCTGCCGTAGGTATGGAGTCCAGCCGATCGGCTTACCTGCGGCACGCCAGGGAGGCTATGATCCAATCTGGTGAGCCTTGTCCCTACTGTATGCCAGTCTTCGGTCCCAAAGAGGGCCGTTGCTGCAACTGCGCGAGGGACTGGTGATGGATCTCGGTAATCTTTGGTGTCTCTTGGGTGTCCATCGGTACAAGATACTTGATGGTGGACCCTACGAGATTCGTCACAAGGGACGGTTAGTGGAACTCTGCCACTATTACGACCTGAGGTGTGATCGCTGCGGTGACGTACATCGGAAGGTGGTCCGCAGCAAATGATGACATACCTCCTGATAATCCCAGCGATCCTGGCCTACATGTCGGTAGCCCTCTTGATATCCGGGATTTCCGCACTCTTTCTGAACGACCAGAATGGGATGATGAGCCAAAAAGACCGGGACATTGCAATCGTAATGGGTGCCCTGTGGCCTGCATCACTTCCCTGGATGTGCTTTATGGCTGTCATATACTGTCCCCTGGTCAACCTCATCAAGTCAACCAAACGACTAATCAAAGGAGATTACTAATGCAACGCAAAGACTTCCCCTCCTGCTGCACCGCCAAGATTTACATCGGCATGGGTCCCTCCGGTACTGCTGACCACTACGCCGGCATTGCGTCCAATGGGTTCAGCCCCAGGACTTTCGCCAGGGAACTGATCGGCGTCATCCGTCGTGAGTACAACGAAGGTCATGGCACCGCCGTTTTCTCCGTGAACAACGAGCAGGTGGTAGCCGATACCATCCTCCGCCGCATGGGCAGCCACTACAACCCCTGGGCGTCCAGCGCCAACCACACGACGAAGGTTCGTGTACACGTCATCAACGTGCAAGCTGCGGCAGAGATCCTCATCAACCACGGTGTCCTCATCCGCCGACTCGGTGGTTTGCAGGACTTCCCCGGTACTGTCGAGCACTCGGAATACCTCGACAAGCTCTGCAAAGGTCTGTAACATCTAGACCTTGACATTCTGCTGAAAGTGTGGTATAATAACCTTAAGGTGTCCGGGGTTGCTTTATATCCTTTAGGATACCTAAGGTTCTACCTTCTATCTTCTTCATCTTAAGAAAGAGGTAAGAACAATGGTCCTCAAGCTCTACACTCGGGTAATGCTCCTGGCTATCCCCGCATGGATAAGCATCCTCTGGGTAGTACCCCAGATGCTGTCCCCGGCTAACACCCTGATGAACGCCATGGGTGCCGGCCTTCTGGCCCTTTCCATCCTGTACTCCCTCTGGGCTGTCAGCCATCTGTACTCCTACGCCGGTAAGCTCACTGGCAAGAAGGGGGTGTAGTATGGCCACGGTAACAAGAAGTAGTAAGGGGCCAACGATCCCTCTTTACTTCGAACGTAAGCGCGATTCTCAGATCTATCTTCGTTCGGAATCCTGGAAGGACCTCACCATCCCGATGGTAAACATCTGCAATGGGAGTGTCCTGTACATACACCCTCGGGAACTCCCCGTGTATTTCGTGGCGATACCCGAGGGTGAAACTCTCAAGGTGAAGGTCTGATGTACTATGACGGAACAGAAGCGAGGCCGCCTCCGTGAGGCAATCCAAAGGGATTTAGAGGGCATCGGGGGAGATACCTCTGACCTCTACGACAACATACATAAGATAGAAGGCCTGCTTGGCCACCCAGGTAAGCCCCCGCATGATTGGGGCTTCTATGTACTGATGTTCATCATGTTCATCGCATTGTGCATGGTCTACATCACTCCCCTTCTCTACAAGTAAGGAATCCCTATGAAGAAAATCCTCGGCCTCCTGGCCATTGCTGCCCTCGCCATCACCGCAGGTTGCTCCAAGGTTCCCGCTGGCTATACCGGCGTCGTTGTCAACATGATGGGCGACTCCAAGGGCGTTGACCTGAAGGAAACCCCGGTCGGCTGGAAGTTCCTGACCCCCAACGAAGAACTGTTCAAGTTCCCCACCTTCAACCAGAACTTCGATCTGGCGGTGGTAACTGCCCAGGACAAGGACGGTCTGAAGCTGGACTTCCCCATCGGCGTCACCCTCCGGGCTGCTCCGGGTAGCGCACCCCTGCTGTTCCAGACCTACCGCAAGGGCATGAACGAGATCGTGAGCGTGAACGTACCGCAGGTGGTCCGCAACGCCGTGAACAACGCCAGCAGCAAGAAGTCCGCCGAGGCCATCTATGGTCCTGGCAAGGAAGCTTTCGTGAAGGAAGTCGAAGCTGCCGTCCGTGAGCACTTCTCCACCCGTGGTATCATCGTCGAAAGCCTGTACCTCAACGGTATGATCGGTCTCCCGGCCCAGGTGGTCGAGGCAATCAACGCCAAGATCAAGGCTACCCAGACGGCGATGCAGCGTGAGAACGAACTGCGTCAGACCCAGGCCGAGGCAGCCAAGGCTATCGCGGCAGCCGAGGGTGAAAAGCAAGCGGCAATCCTGGTGGCCCAAGGTAAGGCCGAAAGCCTCCGTATCCAAGGTGAAGCCCTCCGCCAGAACCCCGGCGTGGTAGAACTGAATGCCATCGAGAAATGGGACGGCAAACTGCCCACCTACGTCACCGGCGGCCAAGCCATGCCTTTCATCAACGTTCGCTAAGGAGGTGGACAATGGGTAAGCGTAAGGTTTTCTACGAGCGTCTCTGCTCCAACGGTGAATTGACCCTGAACGGCAACCTCAAGGCCACCAAGGTGTCGGCACCCACCAAAGGCAAGCAACAGCGCCGTGGCGCCTTCTAAGTAATTTAGAGGTCGCTAGTAATACCCCTAGTGTTCCTGTCCTGGGGGTATTGCTGGCTAACTCAATCAAGGAGAAAACAAATGGCCCGTATCAAGTACGCCTTCGGTATGAAATCCAAGAAGGGCGGGGTTAAGGCCCTCAAGGTAATGACCTCTGCCTCCTGCTTCGGAGCCATGGAAGGGGTGGTAACCCACGGTTATAAGCTCGACGGTTGGACCTTCATCTGCTCCCGTCGAAGCAAGAAGTTCATCGATGCACTCAACAAGTGTACCCAAGGTGAACTCAAGACCATCACCATCGGCGGCAAGTCCTACAAGATCCCGAAGATCCACTTCTGGTCTTACGAAAGCAAGGCCAAGACTTCCCCGTTCGTGAAGTACGTGAGTGGGTCGGAGTTGATCTCCCCTACCAATCACGGGAAGGAAGGGGTCTGCGGTATCTACTTCAATCCGAAGGAACATACCCTAGATTCCTGGTATCCCATCATGAAGTTCCTCTTCAAGCTGGTATCCAGTGGTCTAGACCCTCAAGGTCGAGAGGAGAAGATTCACATGGAGCTTGCTGAAAAGTATGGCTTCTGGAAGTCCTACCTCGCAATGTCTTTCCACGGATTGGTAGCCAATGGATACACCGGGTACCCCCTCACCAATTACATGTTCAGTAGTGATTGGGAGGATATCAAGAAGGGCGATATCTATATCCAGTCCGCCGAAGAGTGCAACCGATTCGGTCGTTGGATGCCCAACCGTGATGCCCCAGGTGGACGTGAGTGGGTAAGGTCCAAGCCCTACAGGTCAGAATACCTGGGGATTAAGCTGAACAAGGTGGAGGTAGTTACCATAGCACCTCAGCCAACTATCTTCGGCAAGAAAACCCCCTACGACACCGTGGATACGGAACTGGGAGGATTCCTCCGGCTTACTCCTTCTGACTGTGAAAAGCACGGGGTGGTCCAATTGGGGATCATGGGTGAAATTCACTGGGGTCGCGGCTCAAGGGATATCCCCCTGGCCCTGGAAGGGTTCATCGAGAAAAACTTCTGACAACCAAGGAGAAATCAAATGGGAATGTATGCAGCCCATAACGTGTACTACGATGCCGAGGGTGCTGAGGTTGGTCACTGCTGCGTTAAATACGTGGCTGAATATACCAACTGCTTCGGTGCATTCTGCGACTCGACGGGGCCTATCCGGGATGTAGTGTGGGAGACCGGAGTAGGACACCTCCTGGTGTCTACCCATGAGAACACTGCCGGTAAGCTGGTGGAGTTCTTGAACAGTGATCTGGTCAACAGGATCACCGATGGCGGAATCCTCTCGGCTTCCCAGGATTGGCCAACCAAGTGGTGGACAGGATCTGACGGGGCTACCCAAAACCTCTCCAACCCTGACCACTTCAGTACCCCAGTCCGCCGGCAGGCTGTGTACGTTCGGGTGGACCTCAAGAAGAACGCATCGGCAATCATCTGCGCACTCCGTATGGGTGATCGTCTCTGGGGTATCGGGGATCAGATGCGTCGTTTTCAAAAGGAAGCTCAGGATAAAATCCTGGGGTTCAACGCAGAGCTTCTGACCCTCGCGGCTTGTGCCCAGGTTGGTAGCACTGCCCACTGCGACAGCTATCCGGCGATGTTCCCCGTGACTGCTGGGGAATATAAGGAGCAGTGCGAAGACAACGGGGATGATGTAGAGGATAGCTACATCAGCGAGATCATGGACCAATTGACGGGTGGGTGGAAGAACATCACCTACTTCGATATCAAGAGCATCCGTGGACGAACTCGTGAAGAGTTCAAGGACAAGCTCAAGCATCATGATGATCCCCTCTGGAAAGGCTATACCAAGGACGATTACCTGATCGAGTGCGATGGGTTGGAGGGGGTACACGATGATCGAATCCTCTCCATCATGGCGCCCATCACTATCGACGTAGGTGATCCCGGACGAGATTCCTCCCCCACGGTACCCACTGGTTATTACGACCTTCCCGAAATCCTCGAAACACTGGAGACTATGCAATGAACAACGCAATCCCCCTGATCGGTGCAGATCCTGAAGTTTTCGTCGGCTACGACCGTAACCCCCAGAGCGTCATCGGCTTCATCGGCGGCACCAAGGAAGAGCCCTTGGCTGTAGCCGGTGGTGCTGTCCAGGAAGACAACGTTCTTCTGGAGTACAACATCGACCCGGCCAGTACCAAGGAAGAGTTTGTGGAGCGTATCGTCTCCGTTCGACTCCTGGGTGCCCAGATGCTCCACCCCTTCGGTATGAACATCATCGAGAACCTGTCGTCCCACCTGTACGACGAAGACCTGCTCCGCAGCTTCGGTCCCCAGGCTTACGTCTTCGGTTGCGAGCCGGACTACAACTGCTGGACCCGTCGCCAGAACGTGATGCCGAACGATGCACCCCCGACCCTGCGAACTGCTGGCGGCCACGTCCATATCGGCTTCGGCCACATCGAGCGAGTCACCAAGGCTACCACCCGTGAAGTCATGCAGATGTGTGACTACCTCCTGGGCCTGGCCTCTGTTCTGCTCGACGGCGATACCCAGCGTAAGAAGCTGTACGGTAAGGCCGGTGCGATGCGCTACAAGCCCTACGGCGGCGAGTACCGTAGCCTGTCCAACTTCTGGATCTTCTCGGTTGACCTGACCGAGTGGGTCTATGAAATGGCAGTACAAGCCTACACCTCCAAGCACCTCCTGGAGGAGTACAAGTCCATCGTATCCGGCGATGAAGTCCAGAGAATCATCAACGAGAACGACGGCGCTGCGGCAGTCGCTGCTCTCCAAGCCTTGGGGGTGAAGTATGAATGACCTCAACAACAGGCATCGTCTGGCCGGCGACTTCAACATGTACTACAGTTCCACCTTCGCCTTCTTCCGGGTGGACGGAGAGCCTCGGGTAGTCTACGTGGATGACACTGAATCCATCGGGGATGACCGCCAGTTCGATGGCTTCCGACTCCTGGGTAATGTCTTCCGTCCCGACGGCGGGCAATACTACGGCGGCGTCGTGTACAGTGAGGTCGAAGGTGTGCGGCCCCCGAGTGGGTACTATGACGTCTTCGGGAGTGGCGAGCGGGATACCTACGTGTCGTTCCTCGTGAACAACCGTACCCAGCGCAAGGGTGTTGACCCCCGGAATGTCCTCATCAACCACGGCCAGCAGGCAGTAACCGGTCAGATGATGATCCGTATCTTCCTCCAAGCGGAAGAGATGATCTCCGACCCGGCACACCGTGACTTCTTCATCAAGGACGGGGTAGTCAACTGGAAGGGTGTAAAGGTAGGGCAGATGGTAGACAACCGGCTGTCCGTAGATGAACAATTCAAGAACCAGGAGGACTTGCTATGTCGGTTATTGGCACGCAGATAGGTTTCCGTAAGAACCAGATCAAGGCTCCGGAGCACCACGAGGAACTCCCTGCGGTTGCATCCTTCGGGTTCGAGGTTGAACTGGAAGGCCTGGACCAGTGGCCCGAGGTTGATGGCTGGGATATCAAGAACGATGGATCTCTCCGGAATGGTATGGAGTACGTCTTCTCTGGTCCGGCTTCTGGTGAACAGGCGATCAATCGTGTGGAAGCCTTCGCGAATGCCATGGAACAGAATCCCCCGGCACCCACCTTCCGCTGCTCTACCCACCTGCACATGGATATGCGGGATGTGAACTGGAAGGTTTACGAGCGGACTGTCCTGGCCTACATGGTATTCGAGGATGTATTCTTCGATCACTGCCAACCGTACCGCCGGGATAGCAACTTCTGTATCCCCTTCTTCAGCAACGATTGGCTGTCCCAGACCTTCGGTCGCCGCATCCTGGCACCCGAGGGTGATAGAGAGAAGGTCTTGGGCCTTACCTCCTGGCCGAAATACTCGGCCTTGAACCTCCAGGTCACCCACAACTTCGGCTCCATCGAGTTCCGTGGTGCCCACGCGATGACCACTCGCTCGGAAATGGTCGGGCTGATGCAGCGGATGATGTGCCTCAAGGCGTTCGCGATTGCCCACGAGGAAACCCCCTTGGGTGAGTTCGTTAAGGTCCTGTCAGATGTGAACCTTCGTGATATCTTCTTCCTCGGCGTAGCCCCGGACTATGAAATGTCTCCGGGTGGCCGGGAAATGGGTATCGCAAGCGCATCCCTGGCCATTGCAACCATGGGGTTCGTTCGATCCGGGATAGACCCCCTGGAGGATGAGCAGAATCGTCAGCGCCGTCTCCGTGAGCAGGCTCGTGAACAACAACGGGCACTGGATCGCCGGCTGATGGCTGCCCGAAGCGTCATGGGTCGAATCCGAGAGGGTGCCCCTGAGCGTTACAACCTGGCGATCATCGAAGGGCATAACATGCGGATGGATCAGGTGCTGACTACTGTTCAGTCCCTGAGGATGATCGGGCATCAAGTAAGCGTCCGGGACCTCGTAGAGGATAACGAGATTCTTCGTGATTCCTTTGTCCTTCTGCTGGACAACCCGGACCATATGCAGCGTCATGCTGGCTTCCGACTCGAAGAAAACATGTACTAAGGAGATAAACAATGTGTGGATTGGTAGGCTTCTGTGCCACAACTAACGCGAGTGATAACGAAATCGCTCTTCTCAAATCCCTCCTGGCCGTGGATATTATCCGTGGTGCCCACGCCACTGGTCTGGCCAAGATCGACCCGGTTAAGAACGAGGTAGAAATTCACAAGCGGGCAGTAGATGCCTACGACTTCCTGGCTGATCCTGAAACCAAGGAGTTCCTGGATAAGGGTCGGGCTCGCATCTACATGGGACATAACCGTTACGCCACCATGGGTGACAAGACGGACCATGCGAACGCCCACCCCTTCCAGGTGGACCACATCACCATGGTACACAACGGAACTGTGGATTCCTGGGGTCTCCATCTGCTGGACGGCAATGACAAGTACAACGTGGACTCTAACATGCTGTGCGCTACCATTGCCAACCACGGCGCCAAGAAGACCTTCGAAGAGAAGTTCTCCGGTGCTGCTGCGGTAGTCTGGTGGGACTCCAAGGAACGTACCCTGAACTTCATCCGCAACGATGACCGTCCGTTGTTCATGGCAGTGACCACCACTGGTACCATCGTGTGGGCATCCGAGCCGGGTATGCTCAAGGTTTTCCTGGAGCGTCCCAACGCTAAGATCCGCCTTCGTTCTCCCATCGCTGAACTGAAGGCTGAAGTCCTGGTAACTATCCCATTCACGGAGGCCGGAGTGCGAAAGGGTGCAGAACCCCAGACCACTCCGGTTACATTTCTCGACCTTCCCATCCCCGAAAGCGAAAGGCAAGCGGCGGCATGGTGGGGTCGCTACGTCGGTGTCTCAGACTACGAAGACTATAGCCGAAGCCAAGGCAGCCAAGCGGGAACGAAAGGCAGCCAAGCGGGCTCGTCGTATGGAACGTCTGGCGATGCGTACGCAAGGAACACCCTCCGGATCAACAACAACCTCGATGCAGCAGGTAGCACCTTCAAGCACCGGCAGCTCGTCACCTTCGATGTTGTCAAGGTCGAGGCCTACGCCAACGGAAGCGAGTACGGAACTGTCACTGGAATCGAGCGTGAAGAAAACCTTCTCATCGAAGCTCATGGCATCAACGTCGCCAAAGTCCACGGCTACACCGTCCTCCGAGGAAGTATCTCCAACGCCTACTTCATCGGCCAAGACCGTGATCTCAAGGTTACTGTCGAGGATCTGGCGGTAAGCTGTCTGGACCCAAAGCATCGGCCGACTCCTGGGGAGACTACCCCAGTGTTGAGGATTGGGACGATCTCATCGGAGACGAAATCCCATTCTAAACCCAGGGTTCAAGTCGGCGGCACCTCGGGGAATACCCCTCCGGCCAACATCAGCTACCCCTTGAAGGTTCAGGGACACACGTTCAACAACGTGCATGTCTTTCGGGACTTCGTATCCCAGGGGTGTGCATCCTGCGGTAAGATCCCTACCGCGTATGACCAGCGTAATCGTCATCTGACGGTGTACGAAGGTGCCAAGTTCACAGGTAGCCTGGATGAGTGTGAGTTCATCTGCGGCGAATGCGTAATCGAAAATAAATAGGAGGTCAAAATGACCCAAGTAACTCTCAAGCGTCAAGTAGTGATCCAGATGGAAACCGACGCAACTCATAAGTATCCTTTCTCCCGCGACACCCTGGACAAGATCCAGTCGATCCGTCGAGTCAAGGAGCAGGAACTCAACGATGCCAACCCGGACGAGGTATTCCTTGTACCCGCCCCGGTGGTAATTGCCGAGGCCATCGATCGACTCTTCGAAGATTACTTCGAGTAAAGTAGTGCGTTAGTAATAGCCCCTGGCCGACCCATGCCGGTTCCTAAGATGTGTACATGGGGTTCAACTTAGGACCTCAGGGGCTATTGCTGGCTTCACTACTACCCTCAACAGAAACAGGAGATATGCCATGTTCTACATCTACAAAGGTTCCCGAGCTTCTTCCGGTGCCGTAAATCTTCGCAATGCCCTGGGTGCCCGAATCCTTCGGTCCGAGGGGTCTACCTACCGTGGCCGTGCGGGTACTGCGGTAATCAACTGGGGTACCGTAGGTGCAGAGGCACGACGCCTACAGGGTATCGCCCCGGTCTTCCTCAACGACCCGGCTATGGTTGCTCGCTGCACCAACAAGCTGGATTTCTTCCGCCACTTCGAGGCCAACGCCCCCCATCTGATCCCCCGCTGGACGGATTCCTGGGCTAATGTCCACCCGATCCTGAATTCCTGCGGTCGGATGTACGCTCGTACCGATCTCAATGGCCATAGCGGCAGGGGTATCCACCTGATCTGTAGCATCAACGACGCAGAAGTCCAGGCCATCGATGCCCTTCGTCGCCAGGGGAACTACCCGGTACACATCTGGGGTCATACCCACATCCCGGAGGTCGTCGAGAACGCCCAATTGTTCACCCAGGGCATCGTCGGTAAGCGTACCGAGTTCCGAGTCCACATGATCCGTGGGGAGGTAGCCCTGCTCCAGGTCAAGCTCCGCCGTGTTGCCAATGAAATGGTGACCAACGAAGGACAAAGTATCGTTCGTAACGTAGCTGGCGGCTGGGTCTATGGAGTCAACGATGCAATGGGACGGGATGGCGCTGAGCAGGCTATGTCGGCAGCAGCAGAAGCTATCCAAGTTGCAGGCCTGGACTTCGGCGCTGTGGATATTATCTACCAGCACGCTACTAGCCGGGCGTTTGTCCTGGAAATCAACACCGCGCCGGGCCTGGATGCAGAAGGCAGCGCCCTGGAGGCCTACGTCAAGGGCTTCAATAAAATCTTCGAGGAGACTATCTAATGGCTGTTCGTGTTTTCGTTTATGGTACTCTCCTGTCTGGTTTGTACAACCACTACCTTCTGGAAGGGGCCGAGTTTGTCGGCAATGCTGTATCCTGCGAGCGGGGTTTGATGTACTCCGCTGGCGGCTTCCCCATCCTCTCCTTTGCCTCCCGAGCTGATCTCATCGTAGGGGAAATCTGGCAACTCCCTGAAGGTGAGAAGGGGGAGGAAATGCTGGAGAACTTGGATGCCCTGGAGGGTTATCCGGGTTGGTATGATCGTACCCTCAAGGACTTCCGAATCAACGGGGAACGAATCAAGGCCCTGGTGTACCATCAGGATAGTCATATGGCGATGGATATCGTCCAAGATGGCGACTGGAAGGCACACCTGGCAAAACGACAAGGAGCAGTATAATGAATGAAATGACCGTAGACAAAGCAGTAGCAGTCTACCGCGATACTCCGAACACCTTCGGACACCAAGAGCTACATGCCCAGAAGATGCTCCTCAAGGAGATCCTGGGCCTTGTAGCTTCCCAGCGACACCTCCAAGACTCTATCGAGGTCTCCAAGATTCCGGAGGCCTCGGATAGTCCCGAGACCAGCTACGGTGGGTACTGTGACGAATCCATTGGCATTCGCTTCATGTGGGAGCGACTGAAGAAAATCGAGGATCGTCTTCGGGAACTGGAGGAGGTCTACGGTACCTTCGTAACAACTCCCTATAAAACCCTACCGGGCAACGTGAATGCTGTACCAAGCCTGGTTCTCAAGAGTCAACTGGAGGGATAAGTGAAGAAGATCATCGGTGATACGGCTTGTCCGGGTTGCCGAGCTAAAGGTGGGGATAAAACAGGAAATCACCTCATCTTGTTCGTTGATACAGAAAAGGGTACTCGGTTCGGAAGTTGTAACCGTTGTGGTCACTACGAAGTCCTCGAAGAGGGTTTCAAGGTGCCAGAGCGTAAGGAGAAATCCGAGGAGGATATCATCCATGAAGTCAACGAAGTCCTTGAGTATCCAATTAAAGCCCTCGATACTCGAAAGATCAGCAAATCAATCGCTGAACGGTACGGGGTACGTGTTGGTCTATCACAAGAAAATGGTGAGGACGTTATCGAGCATTACTATCCACGCACTCGCGAAGGGGAGTACCGAGCGTTCAACGTCCGAATCCTAGAACCTAAGGCTTTCTACTACCGTGGAAGTCCCAAGGGCGGTGTAGACCCCTTCGGGTATAATACCCTTCGGCATAAGGATATGGGACACCTGCGGTTAGTCATCTGCGAGGATGAACTGTCGGCTATGTCTGTGGCCCAGATCATGGAGTCGAAGCTGCCCGAGAAGTGGAAGCATCTGCGTCAGGCAGCCATTAGCTGGTCCTCTGGTGTTGGTTCCGCTGGACGAGATATCGCATTCCTAAAGGAATCTGGTGTACTCGAACGGTTCAACGAGGTCATCTATTGCCATGATGCTGATGACGAGGGTCGTAAGTCAGTAGAGAAGGTACGTGCCCTGTACCCCGAGTGTAAGTTTGTAGAGCTTCCCCTGAAGGATGCTAACGACATGCTTATGCGTAATCGGGGGGATGAGGTCTACCAGATGATCCGATTCGGTAGCAAGGTTAAGTCCCCGGACTGTTCCGTAACTGTCGATGAGGTATACGCTGAGGCGCTAGAACCCCCTAAGTGGGGTAAGAGCTATCCCTGGGAAGGTCTAACCAACCTTACCTACGGTCAGCGTGATGGTGAGATCATCGGGGTAGGTGGAGGTACTGGCATCGGTAAGACCCTGTTGGCCCACGAGATTGCTGCCTGGAATTGCATTGAGCACGGGGAGAACGTAGGGACATTCCTGTTGGAAGAGCAGGTAGCCATGACACTGAAGAATATCGCGGGGAAGGTAGCTAACGTACCCTTCCACCGACCGGATATCGAGTGGGATGAGCAAGCCTTTAAAGACGCTGCGGGTAAACTCCGTGGCAAGCTCTTCATGTGGAAGAACAAGGGTCAGAACGATTGGGATCATATCAAGGAATGTATTCGCTTCTGGGCAGTAGCCATGGATGTGAAGACTATCCTGCTGGATAACATGACCGCCATGACCAACCACCTTAGTCCTTCCGAAATGAACACGGAGATCGCTCGTATCTGTACAGAGCTCGCAGGGATGGCCGACGAGCTAGGGCTGCGAATCTTCATCTTCTCCCACCTTAACCCACCCAAAGGTAACCGTACCCACGAGGAGGGTGCTGAAGTAAAGGAAAGCCAGTTCACTGGTTCCCGAGCTATGCAGCGTTGGTGTCAGCTTATGATCGGCTTCGAGCGGAACAAGCAGGCTGACGGGGAAGAGAAGCACGAGAGCAGAATCCGTGTAATCAAGGACAGGAACTACGGTAACACTGGCCTAGTGTTCACCAAGTATAACCCTGAGACGGGTCGATTGGTTGAGCGTGAGGGCAGTTACGACGAGGTACCTGCTGACGATGACACCCCAATTTGATTACGTGATCTATGACCTTGAGGGGGATGGACTCTTCAACGAGGTCACAAGGTTATGGTGCGCTGTTGCAGTAGACATTCCAACTGGGATAGTCCGGGGATTCCGGCCCGAGGAAATGGATGTGTTCTACCGCATCATCGCCCATGCAAAGTTCGTGGTCGGGCATAACATCCTAGACTACGACAACCGGGTCCTTGAGAAACTTCATGGGATTATCATACCCCCCGACCGAAGCTATGACACCTTGGTTGCATCGAGGTTGACTTGGCCAGATAGGCCCCAGGGTCATTCCCTGGGAGCCTGGGGTAAGTTCCTGAAGTGTCACAAGGGTGACTTCAACGACTTCTCCAAGTTCTCAGAGGAAATGTTTGAGTATTGCCTTCAGGATGGAGTGGTCAGTCACGCACTGTTCAACTACCTCCTCCGGGTACTCGGCATGACTTGGCAAGAGCTTGTTGAATGGAGGACTGTAGATTGGCTAAAAAGCGAGTGAGGAACTACAAGCGTGAGAGAGAACTGGCTATTCGACGCGGCGAAACGGGCGTGGGCTCTAAGTCAGGAGATGCTCAGCGGCACCGAGCCCGCCGAAAGGTGGAAAAGCGTCTTGGCAGGAAGCTCGGAACCGACGAGGTTGTCGATCATATCAAACGTGTTAAAGATGGTGGCGGTAACGGGGATTCTAACCTTCGCGTCCGTGGCCGTTCTTCTAACGCTGCTGATGGTGGTCGGGTGGGCGATCGTAAGGCCAAAGGCATTCGCAAGAAAAAGTAAATGAAGAGGGGCCTTCGGGCCCCCGAGGACTCATTATGTTCAATCGAAAGCTAAGCATCAGCAACATCCTCAGTTCCTTCGACAAGGTGCTGGTTAACCTGAAGACCTTTATCCAAGAGTCTTCGGAGGAATCTGAACGGATCTACAACGAGATTAGTCTCCTGAAGGCGGAGCGTACCCAGGTCATGCAGGACAATCTGAAGGCCCAGAAGGTACTGGCTAATCTGGAAGAACTGCTGGGAGGTAAGAGTGAAGAAGTATCGAGTTAACGTGGGATTCCAGGACACCAAGGTGTTCATCGCAGACTTCTACCGCATCGAGTTGGATATTATCCGATTCTTCGCTGGTGATTCCGATGCCAACCCCATGACCGTCCGAGCTAACGAGATCGGTGCTGTCCGTGGATGGGTTTCTGTAGAGGAGATCAATGATGACCAGTAAGAAGGAAAGCCTGGAAGAGCAGGCGCTTAAGGAGATCGCCCTGGAGAAGGAATTCTCTGGTAGCTGGGGTGGCCCCGAGATCGACGCTGATGACTTCCCCTTGGGTAGTGCCTGCGGCCTAGACCCCGAGGTATGTGAATCTTGTCAATAGTCCTACAAGTCCTAGTCATCTTCTGGAGTGCATTCTTCCAGGTGTTCCTCCTGGGTCTGAACTCTAAACTCCTTCGGGATGATAAGATCAAGGCTGGGTTTGTAGTATCTTGGTGTATCACGCTGGCTCAGTTTGCTTACATCAAGGCCGTGGGGTCTTCCCACTTGGATATCGGATGGTTTATCTTCGTGTCCGGGTGGGGAGGTGCCCTTGGTATTACTTCTGCTCAATACTTCTACAAGTGGTACGATAAAGTATTCCACAAGAAGGCTTGACAAATCCAGAAAAGTGTGGTATAATAACCTTAAGGTGTCCGGGGTTGCTTTACCCCTATAGGAGATACAAATGAGTGACCATGTAAGCTATTCCAAACATGTCCGTGGTAAGTACCTGTGTAATATGGCCTCTGCCCTCCATAAGAGCATGGAGATACAAAGGACTAACATCCGGAAGTTCCTCAGCAGTCCCCAAATTACCCTTCGGGAGAAGCGTCGGGTATTCCTGAGCCTCCCCGCTGGATTCCTGGGGGTGAGCTATTTCTCAGGCTCCCACCTGGATCTGAGTTCCTACTCGCCTAAACGCAATAGCCGGGTACGGGAGAAGGATCTGAGCCTGTACGACGACTTCTACATCGACAGGAATACCCAGCTAGATCCGCGAGACCTCTTGTTTACTTCTCAAGAAGAGAAGAAATGGAAGTTTCAATTCATGAAGAAGAAGTGGGGTAGTGAATTCAAGCTATCCGATGAAGAACTGGGCGCGGTGGTCGGGTTCCAGCGCAAGATTGACCTGTCCTGGTACCTGGTAGATCTGGCCTGTGAACGTGGGTGTTCCTACTTCATTTTCGACTGGTGATTACATGAGCAAGATCAAGAGTATCCTCATGGAGCGGGTAGATGACTTCCTGCTCAAGCAAGTTGCTGTGGCCTTCCTGGAGCAGCAATGGAAGCTGGACCGCAGTGGTACCGTGGACTACCTCTCCTACCTGGAGGGTGTATCTCACGAAGCTGTGGAGACAGTTGTAGAGAATCTGGCGGAGCGTCTTAAGGGGGATTAAGTGGATTGGAGAAAGTCACTGTTCGTTGAGCACAAGGTAGCTGATATCATCAGCCGCCAGAGTAAACGTGGAGTCTACTTCCAGACTCAGCGGGCCAAGTGGCTGATCCATGTGCTTAGCGAACGAATCCTCAAGATTGACCTTGAGGCTGTCCCCCAGATGCCCATGATGATCGTAAGGGCTGGGGCCTTCAGCAAGCCATTCCTAAAAAGTGGTAAGCCGAACCAAAGGCTCCAGTCCCTGTGGCAACGTCTTGGGCACTTCGAGGTATCTGGTCCCTTCTCTGCAATCGAGTATGTACCCTTCGACCTTGGTAAGACTGCCAAGTTCAAGGACTGGATGCTGGATCAGGGGTGGATACCTGACCAATGGAACATCAAGGATATTACTGTCGGCACTGATGGCAAGAAGCTACGTGGATCTGACCTTAATGAATCCTTGAATAAGTACATTGAGGATCTCCGACAGAGCAAATCTGGACGACTCCGAATGAAGCTCCAGGGGATCATCCCTGGGAAAACTACCATTGGGGAAGTCAAGAGAAAGCTCGAAAAGCAACGTAAGGTCCTAACGACTCCGAAGATGACTGAAGAGTCGATGGATACCGTCCAGGGAGACCTGGGTAAGCTGGTGATGCAGCGAATGGTTTGGGCCCACCGTCGGTCCCTCTTGCAGGGGCTGGTAGATCAGGTGAGGCCTGATGGACGCCTAGAGGGGAGTGCTAACCCCTGTGCAACACCTACGGGCCGTATGAGGCACCGTGTAGTAGTCAATATCCCCGCTGCTCGTTCTCCTTTCGGACCTGAAATCCGTGGGTTGTTCCAGGGGACACCTGAGGCTGGTGAATGGAAATGGACTGTCCTCCGCCGTGATCTTGGGGAGAACGAAAGGGTTAGGCCCTTCACTAACATCGTGGAGGAACTCAAGAAGGGTAAATGGAAGACTGTAGGAAAGTACCGGGTATACGTCCCAGCGAATCAATTGGTATTCGTGGGCTACGATGGTGCTGGTCTAGAGCTTCGGATGCTTGCATCCTACATCAACAACCCAGAGTACACCAAAGAGGTGGTCGAGGGTGATGTACACACGGCCAACCAGATAGCCGCAGGGCTTCCCACACGGGACGATGCTAAGACGTTCATCTACGCCTTCATCTACGGTGCTGGGGATGCCAAGATCGGGACTATCATTGGAGGCACCAGGGCAGACGGGGCTAGACTCCGGGCCCAGTTCCTTGAGGCTAACCCTGACCTTGCTGCACTGATTGAGAGGGTTAAGCAGGAAGCCGAGAGAGGTTATCTCGAAGGGCTAGACGGACGAAAGCTAACCATGCGACGTTCTGAGTCTGGCGACGTGATGATCCACAAGGCATTGAACACCCTCCTACAAGCAGCAGGTGCTATTGTCATGAAGTGGGCAATGGTACTCCTGGATGAGCGAGTCCGTAGGTTAAACCTGAGGGCTTGGAAAGTCTTGGATATCCACGACGAAGGACAGTGGGAATGCCACCCAGAGGATCTCAAGGCGCTACGTGAGCAGATGGAAGTCTGCGTTCGGGATGCTGGGGAACTCCTCGGGGTTAACTGTCCTTTGGCTAGCGACTCTATTGCTGGTCGCTCATGGAAAGACACACATTGATACATCTGGGGGTTGACTTTCAGCTCCCTTTGTGGTATAATACCTTCTTCCCTACGAGAGGTTTAAGATATGTCTAAGAAAGTTTCCCAACGATTCACCTTCCCGGTAGCGAAGCTGATCTTCCCCTACATCGTAACTCCGGATACCGAGTACGGTGAGGTCTACCAAGTAACCATCTGCATTCCGACCAAGGAAGAGGCCGACAAGCTGGTCCAACAGATGGAATCCAAAGATGCCCGTCTGAAGGGTACCATCAAATACCAAGAGCGTGATGGCGAGTACCTGTTCAAGGTAAAGCAGAAGAAGCACGTGGATTGGATGCAAGACGGTGAGCGCAAGTCTGCTGTAATGAAGCCGGTGGTTCTGACCTCGGACAACAAGCCGTATGATGGCCCCAACCCGTGGGGTGGCTCTACTGGTGAAGTTGGCATCTTGATCGAAACCCAGAAGGGTCCGCGAGGCAAGGGTACTATGACGGCCCTGCGGCTGCGCGGTGTACGACTCCACGAGATCGTATCCGGTGGTGACGGTGAGGACGATCCGCTGTTCGGTGGTGCCTTCACCGAGGAAGAGCCCGAGGACGTATTCGACGAGGTATTCGATGACGAAGACGCTCCTATCTAAGGGCCTAGCGGATCATGAGTCGGGGGTATGCCGGTCAGGCTGCCCCTACTGCTTAATTGAATTCGAGAGAGTGTGGGGTGTACGGGTGGTGAGTTCTACAGCTGCATCTAATAATAAAGTAGAGGTCGATCCTAATGGAATCAAACCTGGTGAGCCGGGCGCTAAGCTCGATAGCGGCAAGGTGGATGTTGGAATCATCTTCGAAGCGTTCCCGAGGGCTCTATATGCAGTGGCACAAGTTGCTAACTTCGGAGCCAGCAAATATAGTCGCGGGGGTTGGAGGTCTGTCGAGAATGGTGTCCAGCGATATGACGCTGCCTTCGGAAGACACCTCCTTGAGCGTCACAAGGGAAAAATTTTGGACCCCCAAAGTAAACTACCCCACCGGTATCACGAAGTGTGGAACGCCCTAGCGTCCCTGGAACTCGTCATTCAGCAAGAGGAGGAATCCAATGGAACTTCTGTTGGACCCAAGGGCTAAGACTGTTCCTAGCAACTACTCTGTGATTGGCGTCGATGTAGACCTGGGGCTTCCCCCAGGCTACAGCCTAACGGAGGAAGCTATGGACAAAGCCAAGCGTCAAGAGAGCGAGTATTACGACTGGAAGGGGTATGAAGCACTGGCCAATCCAGTGGTAGAGCACCCAGAGTACCGAGCCAAGGGTGAAGCCTTTGCCCTCCGTGTCTTCTGGGAAGAGAAGCTCAAAGAATCCCAGGTCGTAGAAGAGGTAGCGTGATGATTGAAGAAAGGTTCTGGTCCAAGGTTGATAAAACCGAAGGTTGCTGGAACTGGACAGCATCTACTGATAAGTTCGGTAGGGGTCGTTTCAAGTGGAACAAACGAGTTGGGTACGCCCCTAGGTTTTCCTGGGAGTTACACTTCGGAGGGATTCCAGAAGGGTTGTATGTACTTCATGAGTGTGATAACCCAGCTTGTGTAAGACCAGATCACCTGTTCCTTGGAACTAAGGGTGACAACAACGCGGATAGATCAAGGAAAGGGAGAAACGCAGACTTTAGAGGTAGCAAGAACCCAGCTGCCACTATAGACGAGGACGTTGCCAAAGAGATCATCCGATTAATCAAAAGTGGTCTAGGAAATACAGAGATATCTAAACTAGGATTCCCATATAATGCCGTTCAGAATATAAGGTATGGTAGGGCGTGGGCTCAATGCTGGGAGTAGTCCAGTGTAAGGAGGGTAAGTAGTATGATCGCAGGAATTGATGGCGACGTACTTTAGCTTCGCTACGAATTGGGACACGTGGCTATGTCGAAGGAACACATCTTCGATATCCAGGTGGAGAAGCCATGGCCTGAGGAAGAGGTCCATAAGCTCGTCGATGATAAAGTCGAACAAATTATCAAAAGGGTAAATGCAGATGAGTGTGAAATCTACCTTACTGGCCAAGGAAATTTTAGGCTGGAGCTTGCGAAAATCAAGCAATATAAGGGTACTCGAATCGGTCTTGAAAAGCCTCATCACTGGGAAACCGTGTCGTCCCGACTTAAGGATAAGTGGGGAGCAATCACTTTCCACGGTATCGAGGCTGATGACTGGCTCGGAATTCGAGGGACTGAAGAGGGAGATAACTTTACAGCGTGTTCTAGAGACAAGGATATCCGCCAAGTCCCAGGATGCTACCATTACAGTTGGCCCTGTGGAGATTCCCAGCCGGAGTTGGGACCATTTCAAGTCGATGGCCTTGGAACAGTCTCCGCTTCTTGGCGAATGTATGGTGTTAAGAAACCGCAGAAGTCATGGAAACTTGAGGGCAACGGTACGGCATTCCTCTACGGGCAACTCCTTGTTGGTGACTCCGTGGATAACATACCAGGCCTCCCAGGGACGGGACCAAAGACAGCGGCAGATTTGCTTGGGGAGCTTTCTACTGAGAGGGATCTCTTCGCAGCTTGCGCTTACGCCTACCAACAGAAGTACGGAGATAATTGGAAGGAGTACCTTGTGGAAAACTTTCGTCTCCTCTACCTCATTCGCGACCGCTCTTGGCTTGATATTCAGCAGTCCGGTAACGAGTATCACTGCTCACTGAAGAAACATTGGGAGATCCCCTATGACGACGAAGATTTATTCTATTGATGAGGCCCTGTCTATCTGTGAGGGTCTCTTCAAAATCCTGGAGACTACTGGCTTCACCGACTACAAGGTGGCTGGTGGTTTCCTCCGGGATGCAGACAACGGGGTGGCACCCAAGGATATCGACCTGTATGTACGCAGGCCTCGTGTAGAAGACCCACGTAGACGAGTCTCACGTGTCTTTGGGCCCCAGATGGTCCCTTGTGATGATGATTCTCTAGAGGTAGAAGTCATCCGCTTCTACAACAAGCTGGGCCACAAGAAGATTCGTACTGGGTCCGGGGAACTACGCAATGGATATCCCGAGGGGTTTTCTGTGTGGGAGTCCATTGGTGTTGACCTTCCGGTGAATCTGGTCGTATCCACTGACAGTCACCCAGCAGAGTTCGACATGGGCATCTGTGAAATCTCCTGTTGGCCTACTGGTACCCTTCGTCGTGACCGTAGTGGAGAAGTCTACCGGTCCAGGGCATACGAGTGGGACAAGGAGAATAAGTGCATCACCATCAATCGTATGGTTGATCCGTTGCTGGAGAGTGGAAACGCGGTCACTGTTGGCCAGATCGAGAAGCTGGTTAACCACGTAAAAAGGGTGAAGGCTAAGTACCCAGGCCACCGAGTGTGCATTGGGGACTGGATTTGGATGCTTCTGCGTTCACGTTCAGTCTACGCAGGGGGCGCAATGGACTTTATAGTAAGGCTTCAAGAGGAGGGTCTAATTGGCAAAGCAGGGCAGGTTCTTCAGACCGAAACTGAAGTCATTGATTGGGACGAAGTACGACAGCGAAACCGAGAAGATCGTCCACGAGACGATGCCTTGGATGCAGTTCAAACCGTCCCCGGTACCATACGTCATACAGCACAAGTACAAGCCAGACTTCAAGGTATCGACCTCACAACCCTGTGGATCGACGAAGCACCTGTTGGTCGAGGTCAAGGGGTACTTCCAAGAGGCGTCTGAGGCATCTAAGTATATCTGGGTGAGGGAGGCCCTTCCCCCGGATACTGAACTTGTGTTCATCTTTGAGCGGCCTAATACGGCTTGCCATTGGCTCAGTAAGCGTAAAGATGGCACAAAGCAAACTATGGCGGAATGGGCCGAACGTAACGGCTTCCGCTGGTTTACTCTAGAGACTTTCAAGGAGTCCTTCCCTAATGAGTAAGAAGTACAATGAAGACACTCTCGTTATCGCGGACACTCAAGTTCGATCCGAGGTTAACATCGACCACATTGGTAACCTCGGGGAGTGGATCGCACGTAACCGCCCCAAGCGAATTGTTCATATTGGGGACCATTGGGACATGCCCAGCCTGTCTAGCTACGACCGTGGTACCGCTAAGATCGAAGGCCGACGAGTCCTCGCCGATATCCAAGCTGGTAATGATGCGATGCGAGTCCTGCTCGATCCTCTTCGTCGCCTACAGCAGCATCAGGCGAGTTGTAAGAAAAGGATCTACCGACCAGAAATGCACTTCTTCATCGGTAACCACGAGGAGCGTATCAAGAGGTATGAAAACTCTAACCCTGCTCTCCAAGGTTTTATTGGGTACGATCATTTTGATCTGTCCGATTGGATTGTCCATGATTTCCTCGACGTGGGTGTTATCGAAGGTGTCGCCTTCGCCCACTACTTCTACAATCCCAACAGTGGTCGGCCATACGGCGGGAGTGCCGAGCATCGCCTCAATAAGATCAAGCGCAGCTTCGTCCAAGGCCACGAACAGGGATTCAAGTACCACATCGAGGCAGTAGGCAAGAAGCGAATCCACGGTCTCGTAGTCGGTAGCTTCTACACCCATGATGAGTCCTACAAGGGGCCCCAGGGTAACGATCACTGGCGAGGTGTAGCCCTTCTCCGGAACCACAGGGACGGAGAGTATGACCTCAAGCTGATGAGTGTGGAGGAATTCCTGTGAGTAAGTTCTTGCCAGACCTGTACTACATTAAGTCTGAGCATGACTTCGGTCAACGGGGGTTGGCGTTTAAGACGCCGATCTCCGCAGAACTCTGGCTGGATATGAAGTTTGGGAAAGGGGGTGCAGAGGAGGGGCTTAAGCGTGGGATGTATTCCATCGAAGTCCTGGAAATCCTGTACATCCCCAGTGTTCACCTTCCGGATATCTTGGGGTAATCTATGAAAGACCGAGTGGGACGTAAGCTAGAGGTAGGGGACAGTGTAGTCTTCCTGGTCCACAGGAACACCTCCTCCCATCTAGCTATTGGTACAGTTGATGGTTTTACTCCGAAGATGATTCGAATCAAATGCCCTACCATGAGTTGGACTATTGATTCTGAATATGTTCTCAGGAGCAGTGACAAGGTGGTGTACTATGACAAAGGCTGAACTGGAGAAAGCACTTGAAGAGACGCAAAGCGCTCTTGCGAAGGCTGAGGCGAAGGCCTTTTCCTTTGAAGAGCTGGCTGAAGAAGCTAAAAGACAGATTGAATTCCTCGAAGGGATGCTAGACCTAGTAGACCTCAGGGCTTCTGTATTCTACGGAGATTGGAGGGGTTATGCGTCAAGATCAAGAAGTTAAGGGTGGATTCCCTTGGACCTACATTGCGGTGGCAGCCTTGTTTGCCCTGCTAGTTTATGTAGGATATAGCTGACTGATGTTACTCCTGACCATTGGAGAAATATCCAGACTCCTCGTTGAAGTGTTATCTTGGGCAGGTTCCTTATGAAGTATCGAGTGCAGCAGCTAGGGAAGCGTCTCTTCTACATACAAAAGAGGTTTCTCTTTATGTGGAGGACTGTTACGGACTCGGGAGGTTGCTTTATGGCCTTCTACTCCTTGGAAGATGCTAAGGAGTTCATCCGGGAACACCTACAGTATAGGGATTCGCCAGTCTACCACCCCGTCGAGTAACAAAAAAAAGGGCCCCAAGGGTGTTATCCCAAGGGGCCTTATCTTTAGCTCCGGAGAGCGTTCAGTAGTGTATTGAACTTATCCACGAGTGCCTCGTGAGTATCCGTATAGGAAGCCACGGGGATCTCAGATATCTTATCCTGGATGGAAGCCGCAATGGCTTCATATAGGCCACTCACTTCGCTAGCCTTAGGCTTCCAGTTACCTGGTTTAGCCTCACTAGCCTTAGCACCCACCTCCAGAAGCTTAGGCTTCCCCTCAATATCCTCCCATTTCACTGGCTCAAAGTCTTTCGGGCCAATGACTTGTCGAAGGGTCCCATCTTCATTGCGTACAGCAATAGCTTTCGATTGAATAACGAATACACTGTTGCCGTCGTTGTCAGCGATATAACCTGCCATAATCTAACTCCTAATTAAACTGCCGATTTGAAGGTACCCACGGTACCCCCGAAAGGATACACTCGGATAGTGCATTCCCCGAATTGACCATCAGTTTCCGTCTGATTACCCTTAGCATACCAAGCCTTGTCCGGAGATACAGCGAACTTGATCTTAGCCGCCGATCCTTGGATAAAGTGGAAGTGACAACCTGGGGTTACATCTGGACCAAGAGTCACGGTGATATCCGTGGTCCCTTGAGACATGAAGAACCAACCAGACTGCTGCTTAGTCAGGGTAATGTTCTGAGTAAGCTGCTGGGTGTTGACGACATTACCACCAAGGTGAGTAGTCACAAGGCGGGGATCAAGGTAGTTCTGTTGGAGAGAACCAATGTTCTTAACAGGACCACGCATGTCATCAAACTGCTCGATAATGTAATCCCCGATGGTACCACCGTTTTGGTCATCCGGGCCAATCACGTGCTTAATAGCCACGTAAACACCCAGGTGTTCCCGACGAGGGTCTACTCGGAATTCACTACCGAATGCAGTACCACAAGGTGCCTCAATCATGGTCTCAGAGAATAGACCAATCACGTGGCCAGGGTCACGGTTACCACCCGAGGTTTCCCCAGGAGCACCCACGAGGGTGTTGACCAGGACAGAGGGGATAACGGCCTCTGAGGGGTTCTCCGGGAAGGAGGCTGTAACGTTCTCTACTACCAGGGCTGCGTTCTCCTTAACTGCATAATAGTCAGGGAGGAACTCTGTAGCGGTAACGATGTTAGTATTTACCCGACCGGCATCCGAGGTAATCTCAATGAGATCACCATCGGCATTACGTCGGAAGACTTTTGGCACATCAACCACGTAGGCACGGCCACCAGGACCAGCGGCATCAGTTTCTACATAAGTTGCCATATTACTTCTCCTTAAAGATCCAGAGCATCTTCCATCGCTTCCATACCGGCAACGAAAGGACGTGCTGGAGTTTGCTTATACAAGAACTTCCAGATTTCACCTGCGGATGGGTCATCCCCAAACGAAGCGATAGTTTTACCAACAGCCATAGCACCCTCAGTTGCAGCACCAGCTACTGGACCCAAGACTACCTCTGCGGGGGTAGTCCCTCGACGGTAACCCGTCAGCATGTCGTAGATCATAGAAGCCTGGAGTGGCATCTGTTGCATCACTACGTCCATCATCCGTTGTTCTGGACTACGGGTATCCTCTCGGCTAGACCCACCGAACTTAGCCAGTTGACGAAGCTCATCCTGGAGATACCCCAGACTCATCATCAGGCCAAGAGTGAAGGCTACACCTGCGGCACCCATACCAGCGTTGGTCCAGGAACCAGCGAAGTGTGGGCTCATTCGTCTACGGAACATCGGTAGGATGATGTTACCATAGGCTGCTGGGTAACCCTTCAAGAGGGAGAACATCTGAACGTTTCCGTTGCTCATCCACATAGGCTTATCAGCGAAGGTGGGGTCGAGGACTACCTGATCTACAAACCGACGCATGGCCAAGGTCTTGACGTTGTTAGCCATCAGGACTTCAGATGGGGTAGCCGGGGAGATCAACTTGAGGGCATCCTGCTGGCTACCGATGTTAACCCCCATTTCCCGAAGCTGAGCAACCTTCAGAGCACCATTGGCAGAACTGAAGGGGAGACCTGCGGCTAGATCCATCAGGTTGTTCTGATAGACCCGCTTAGCAGTCTCTGTTGCAAATATTCGGTTAACATGGGTCAGGATGGACAAGCCGTTGATAAGGAACTGACCACGGACTGCCTTTTGGATAGTCGTGTTAAATACCTCAGCACCAACTCGATCTGCCATCAAAGAGGTAGCAGAGGCCAGGGTGTGGTTCATATCACTCATAAACCGACCGGTCTCAGACTTTGGAATCCCACTGTAGATCCTACGGGCTGCCTGTCTTACTACCTCCCCCATAGTTGGCAATACAGCCCCAAGGGTAGGCATAACCCCAGCCTTAGCGAATGGTAGGCTGAACTCGGTTAGGGTCGAGAAGCCGGCGAGGGGAAGTCTGGAGAGCACGAGGGCACCCGACGTAACAGCCGCTAGCTTCTTAAGGTTGGGGTCTTTGATACGACCGTGCATACCATTGTAGGCATCCACTAGGTCATACATCCGATCCACTTCTTCCTTGGTAACCCGCTTACCAGCCCGTTGAGCCTCGGCTACAGCAGAAGCGATCTTAGCGTTAGCCTTCTCTCCGTTGATACCAAACCGTTCGGTAAAGGCAATCCGGTGAGAAGCCCCTTCGAAGTAGTCTCGGATTTCCTGGAGACGCTTCTTAGGAGTATCGTTCAGGGAGTATTTATTCAGGATCTCCTGAGGTACAGAACCAAAGGCCCGACTCTCTTCCAGCTGACCATACTTAGGTACCGCATCACTCTGGGCAAACCGTCCACGTAGAGTATCTGGATCACCCTGGATACGGTAGCGTGGGTCTACTTCCCAAGCCCCGGTCTGCTGGTTCTGAGTAACCAGTCGGTTAACCTCAGGGGCAGTGTTACCACGAGTATCATCCGAGACTTCAGCCAGCCAGTTAGCTACAGCATCTTCAGCAGCTTGTCGGTTCTGGAAGTAAGGAGTGATATCGTTCAGGAACTCTGGGGATTGAACCTTCTCAGGGGACAGCCCAAAGGGCATATAGTTGGGGATAGTCCCAACAGACATGCCACCACGGTTAACAGCCTCATTCCTTACGTCATCCATCAAAGAACGTAGACGGGTAGCCTCAGGGGTGTTGACACCAGCGGATGTATCAGCGATAATCCTATCGATCTCTTTGGACGACTTACCCTCAAAGATGCTATCTAGTTCAGAGTTCCACTTACCTGCCTGGAGTTCCTGATCCTCAAAGATGGTCTTACCAGAGGCTCGCTTACCACTCATGTCTGCCCTGAAAGTCTCAGAGAACTCACGGGCGATAGGAGAGGCCTTAGCAAGTGGCTCTAGAAGGGACGTAGCTTCGTTTCCTAGGGCATCCCAGGCTTTCTTGACCGTACCCCTAGGCTCAAGCTCAGAAGCCTTAGGAGGGGCCGCAGGGGCGTTAGGATCAACTACGGCAGACCCAGCTGAGTCCTGATTACGTCCCAGGGTGTCCAATCCCGAGGATACAGCACCACCGGCAGTACCCATAGCTGTACCAGTGAAGGCAGCCGTCAGGAGGTTATCCATGAACTGCTCTGGGGTTTGTACCTGCCCTACTGCATCATAGGCAATGGTATCCTGGAGCGCCTGTTGAGCACCAGAGGTTACACCCTCGGCTACACCAGAGACTGCTGCATGCTTACCAGCCTGGGTAACAGCCTCGATAGCGGTTTGCTTAGGTAGTCCCGATTGGACCAACATCTGGTAAGCGCCATCTTTACCGATGTGCTTGAGGAGTGGGGCAGCGATAACACCAGCACCCGCAGTGTCTAGTACCGAGAGGCCAGCACCACCGAGGACTGCGGTCCATGGGTTGCTTTGATCGGGGTCTAGTTCCTTCATCTGGTTACTCAGGGCACCTACGTTGATACCCATGGAACTCAGGAAGGAACCAATGAGCGCTCCACCCATACGACCAGGGGCCCCAAAGACAGAGCCAGCCTTAGCACCTGCGGCACCACCAGCAAGTACAGGGGCCATCGAAGGGAGAGCCTCTACGATATTATTCTTAAGGAACGACCCGATGGATGGGATATCTTGGATATCAGCGAAAGACCGAACATCAGGGGTTCCGTACTGTGACGCTTCCTGAGCATTCTCCTCGGCCATCTGTGTGCCGTAGTCTTTCAGGTAGTCACTGCCAGTCAGTTCACCAAGGGTAGCAATAGTACCACCGATGTTAGACTGCATGGTATCAACCCCACGACCAATCGCAGAGCTAATAGAATTAGGGTCAGCCGGAGTTACTAGGGCACTCAGGTCTGGGGCAGGCTCAGGGGTAGCAGGGGCTACTTCCTGGGGTGCCTCTTCGATAACCTCTGGCTCATTCAAGGAAGCCAATTCAGCGGCTACGTCGAGGCCCTTGACCTCAGCCAGTTCCGCATCAATAGCGGCCTTCAGTTCTGGAGAAAGAGCCATAAGTCACCTTCTAGTTGCTGGAAAGAGAATAGGCTCTTAAGATGTATCTTAGGATACTAACCTTCTTAGTAAGTAAGTCAAAAGGAAGAAGGAATCTTAAGAGCCTATAGGTCTATTATACTACATTTTGGATACTTTGTCAAGTACCTTTTATCGGGTTGGGGCAGGATAGTCCAGATCAGCACCAAACCAGTTACCCGTAGGTTGAAGCTTAGCAGCCTCCCGCTGGATAATACCCACTGGGTTAGCCCCCGGATTAGCCCGAAGTTCATTTCGGACAGTCTGGGCAATAGCCTGTTGGGCAGTCTTACTCAGCTTCTTACCACCCAGAGCCTGAGAACCATTGACTTCACTCAGGATACCAAGGGCGTCCTTAGTAGTAACAGCTTCACCTCGGGCTGCCTTAGCTGCCGCTTGACGTGCCTGAGCGCTGATCTTAGCAGTTTTGAGGCGTACAGCAGAACTAAGCTGGGCATTCTCTTGAGACATATCCTGGCCACGACGGGTTGTTTCAGCCTGTAGCTGAGCCCGTTGATTAGCCAGATCCTGTCCACGTCGGGTCAACTCCAGATTAGCCCTATCTACAGCAGCTTGGTTGACCCACTTATCAAGGACGCCCTCAGTTTTACGCTTGGTTTGCTCAAGGGTCCCTTCCTTAACTTTCAGGTTGCCCTCCCCAAGGCGTACATCAGCAGCATCCTTAGCCACCTTACGCTCCAGATCCTTTTCCTTGATCTGACGATCAGCAGCTGCGGCAGCCATCTTCTGCTGGTTGATCCCAGCCTGTAGGTTACGATCCAGCTGACGCTCATAGGAAGCAGCGAACATATCCCCAGCTTTACCAGTCTTGTCTAGGGCCGAAGCCAGAAGACCAGTACCAATGAGAGCGTAAGATACATAACGAGACAGGTCATCATTGTCCATAGTCCTCATCTGGGTCAACTCTTCGTTCACCCGGTTCTTAAGCTCTTGGGGTTTAAGCTCTACACCCTCTCTCTGGGCATCAGCCTCAACTACAGCCTGGGCCATTTCAGGACGACTTACAGCACCAGTACGAAGACCCTCGGCTGCACCCTGTTGGATGACCTGGCGATTAGCCTCCTCCTCATCTGCTACAGCAGCACCAGCCGCAGAGGCCACCTCTGGAGTGATCTCAGGCTCGATAGAGGGTTGGTTAGGGGTTACCCCATAGGACAACAGACCGGCCCCCGTAGGGCCTCCTGTGGAGTTCTGGGCTGCGCGTTGGCCTACACCCTGGGCCCATTGGTTAGCCTCTTGAGCAACCTCGGGACCCATGTTCTCAACCGCTTGGCTAGCCTGAGCCATTTCTTCTGCACGAGTACGCTCTGCATCCCCGAGTTCTCCTGGGGTTACAGCGGCTTGTACACCTACAGAGATAGGACCACCGAGGATACCTGCGATACGACCCAAGGCACCGCGACCAGTAGCTTCAGCCGCAGGTGCAACCTCTTGGGCTGCACGGGACCAACGCTCTGGGTTCTCCAGGGCTGCCTGAGCAGCACGACGGACACGATCAGGAATACCTGAGCCCTCTACAGCCAGCGGCAGTTTGTTCCTTGCGATTCGCGCCATGTCCAGTTCATTCTGAGCAGCCCGGAGGATGCTAGGGCGAATTGGGGACCCTTCATAAGCCATGCTGGCCATAGGATTAACCTCCAAATAGTTTACTTAGGATTCCAGACTTTGGCTGCTGTCCGAAACCGAGTTCTTCTGCGCTAGGAAGGATTCCCACTCCCGCTCCCATACCTGCTGCAACTTCCGCTGCGCCTCGTTCGCTTGCTCCTCTAGCCCCCTCGACAGAAAAGCTTGGTACTGTTTCTGAAGAAGGCTCACTTCCTTGCCCGAGGAGAGCCGCGAGTGCTGCTCCGCCCATTGCGCCAAAAGGGTTTGATTGTCCACTAGACTCTCCCGATTGCATTGTCCCAAGGTGGGTGGGGCGGTAGGAGCCTTGACGACTCAACTGAACCCGCTCCTGCCCACCACCTATATTCTGTCCTATAGCGAACAGTTTCTGAGGGAGGGAAGCCATTAGAAGAGAAGGCCCCCTACCCTACCACCTGCGTTCATACCAACAGAAGCACCAGCTGGACCACCGAAGAGAGCACCCAGGGAAGCACCACCGAGAGCACCCAGGGCAGACCCGAGGCCACCACCACCGCCACCACCCGAAGAAGTAGTGACATTGGTTCCCCCCATATCGCCGGAGATAAGCTCCTTATAGGCGAGGAGGTCGTTGAGGCTGACGTTATTCTCATAGGCCCACTTCTGTAGAGCCCCGTTGATTTCCTGCTGCTCCTGGTTCTGAAGCATGCTACCAGCATCTACCTGCATGGCATTACCAGAGCCGAGGCCCTTAGCAATAGCCGACAGGTTACCCAGGGTATTTAACCTATTCTGGTTGTAAGCCTGCTGGTCTTGGAAAGCCAACTGGGAGGCGTTATTCTGTTGATTCTGGAGCAATCTAGCGGTAGCAATACCTTCGGCTACACCCGCTCGGGAACTTCCGTACTGGCCAGCATTGGTCGCTCCTGCACGCAGGTCTGGACGTACCGTAGTGTCGAAGTCCCATTGCATCTGCTCGTTGGCTGCACCAATGGCGTTCGCCAGGCCAGTTTTATTGGGATCGTAAGGACCAAGGTAATCAGCCAGAGAGCTAACACCTGAGCTACCCAGGAGAGACTGAAGGGCTCCCCCGAGATTACCCAACCCCTCGATGCCACCCAATTGGAGAGCATTTTGGTCAGCCACCGGATCAAAGTTCGGATCACCACCATAGTTCGGGTCAAAGCCCCCATTATGTAGCCAAGAGCTGGCACCCGAGAGTAGTTCATTATAGTTACCCTGTTGATAAGGAGTAGAGGTGGAGGTAGTGGTTTGCTTCTTACTACCACCCTTATAAGCCCGACTATCAAGGGCATCCTCTACGTTGAACCCCATCAGCCGTTTAACATTAAATTGGAGGAAGTTCATCTGGAGTTACCTCTCTATAGAAGGTTACGGAGTCCTCGGTGTACCCAAGCTTCTCAAGGGTAGGCTTCCAGCCCCGACGACCTTCACATTGGATAAACCGACAGCCCATCTTCTGGGCAAGCTGTCCCAGGTATTCATCAACCTCGGAATAGTCTATCGGAGTTTCGTTCCCAGGCATCTTACCACTCCAGAAGAAGTGTAGGATGTTGCCCAAAGGGGCTTGGGATACTTGCAACACCCCAGCATACCCACTCTCCTCTTGGTAGAAGACAAAGGCCTCGTAATTAACCAAGGAGTGTACCAGGTGCTCAAAGTCCCAGAACTTACCCAAGTCAGTCCTATTGAATGCCCGAGCTAGTGCAGGGGCTACAGTAGGAAGGGAGTCAATATTCTCACGAGTAATCAAATGAATCATGGAGTCACCACTAGGGGATAAGTAAACGTACCCCCGAAGATAGCACCTTGGGGAATTCCTTGGATAAGCAGACGACCATTAGCCGTAAGCTTAAACATTGCTTGGTTGACCACAGCAGTTTGGATTGTAGCCCGATTAAGAACATCAAAGACTTGATCCAGAGGGGGTGCATTTGGGTCTGAGGGTGGTGGATAAGTGATCTGGCTTTGGGCTGGAATGATACTGGAAAATGCTGGGATGAACAGTTCCGCAGGAGGCCAATAGGCTTGGGGAAGGTCCAACACTGTAGCACCGTCAGTATAATTCCCTCCGGATGCCAGAAGGGTAATCCACACTTCATCCTTGTCTGTATTCATCCGGTATGCACAGGTGCCCATAGCCTGATGATTATTAGCAGGGGTGAATAGGATAAAATCCCCTGGGAGATCCTTGGGTTTAGTACCGGCGAGTTTCCACTGGTTATCCAAGTCATAATAATAGATACCTGATACAGGACCTACTACCCCAGGGGCAAAATACTTAACCGTTCCTGGCTTAAGCTTCTTAGGGGGCTCCATAGAGACCCCCCAATAGCCATCAGCCACATCATTGAGAGTCTGTCCAACCCTAACGAATTCCTCATTAAGGAAGGGCAGCAGTTCCTCCTCTTCCTGTGGCGGAATCGAGGGGCTGTACCTTTGACTCATCGCATACCTGCCTTCGGGGCCATTTCCAAAGTATATCCATTGAAGTACCAATCACCTGCTGAGGCGAAGTCAAACTTCAAGGCAATGTATCGGCCCACATGCTTGGTGTCAATCTTATAGTCCTGCCCAATACGGTACGGGTAAGGCCCTTTCCATCGGATACCTGAGCCTTGTACCTGGGCATTACCTACCCAAATATTACATACCCCGTTGCCTGTGATGTGAGGTATAACAGCACTGACGGTCTTCATCATTCGGTCATCCCCAAGGTAGATATCGGATCTCTCAAGGGTACTCGTGAATGATTGTCCAGAGAACGTAGGAGTCTCCCCGAAGAGGAAGAGTTTAGCATCCTGGAAGGACGTGAAGATCATACTAGACTTCGCTGGGTTATACGAACCTTCACCCCAGACCGACGTATCGGTATCCCAGGGGTTGGAGTCGTCATCCCAGAGGTTAGAAGTCTTAGGGTCAATGATGCCATAGGCTCCACTTAGGACGTTAGGGAGGTCTCGGATACTCCAAGTGTTCTCCTTCCAGTTCCAAATGATAGCCCTATCGCAATGCTTCCCAGGCTCAGATCGAGTCGAGGAGTAGCATACCCACATTTCAGTATTCACATGGTCAGCTAGCACAAAGGTTCGTTGGTAGTTATCCGGGTTGATATCCGAGAAGAAGAACTTACGGACCTGAGCATCAATCACGGACTGTTTCTGTACACCGTTGTGGACATAGACGTCACCATGGCCTACAACGAAATGGTTACCATCGAACTCTATTGCACAGTTGGGTCCGAGTATACCAACGTCGTTAAACAGCTGCTGGAATTGGAAGATGTATAGCCCACCGATGTATCGCATGGAGTATACAGAGTCTTCCTTGTAGATGATGAAGGAGTCACGAAGCTTCACACCATCCACGATAGCACCATTGGTATCAGCCAAGGTGTTCTGTCCAGCATCTTTAGTAGGGTCCGTTGGGTCCCAAGAAGCGGGTACACCACCAGCATCAGCCGAGGTACTCCACCAGACCATCTGTGGCATTTCTACAGAGTTACTTGTAGCGTTTAAGCCAACCAGGAAGTTCTTAAAAGACTTAAGCCTCTTAAAAGTAGTATTCGCTGGGAAGTTAGGGAGTACCCTAAAGGTTGATTCAGACGGTGGAAGATGATGAGGAGGGTTAACCCCATCGTTAGCAAAGATTACCCCGTTGAACGATCCTACAGACCACCTGTTAGTTATACTAGCAGAGTAAGGTCCTGGGGATACATCGATGATTGTAGTCCCGTCGGCTAGATACAACCTTTGTTCAGAACACAGGAGCCAATAGGGGATGTTATTCCGGATGAAAGGGAACATATCCAAGATTGGGGCCTGGGCTGTATCAAAGATAGGCGTATGGCCCAGAGCCTTCTGAGCCTTGCCGTTCTTAAACCGGACGTTGTTCCCGAAGGACCATTTCTCCAGTGGCAGGTCAGCGGGGGCGATATCGGTCACAATCCCCGTAGGGTTCTTGACCTCTTGTCTCTCTAGGGCCATTGTATACCTCAGTTCTTAATTATGAAGAACACAGAACAGAACGGTGGGATATTACCCAACGGCATGTTGATCTTTACTGCATGGTTGTGGGTCTGACCTTGACCAGCAGGACCAGTCTCAAGGTTTGTATTGGCTGCGTTACCAGAGCCACCCGTCAGAGCACCCGAGTCACCCGCAGACCCGGTAAGGGTAGTAGCACCCCTGGATCTCCAAGTGTGGGTGTGTGATGGGATTTGGGCTAGGGTAAGGGCAGTCCCTTCAGTGAACCCATCCCATACAATGTTAGCGCTACCGCCTCTAGTACCTACAGCCTGGGAAGATCCGTCGATACCCCAGGGGAATGCACCAATGAGGTTGGGAACAGGGATTCCGTTAGAGGTAGTCCCTACACCATTACAAAGCTTCCAACCTGCTGGGATCTGAGCCAGTGACCCAGCCCACATGATAACCATCCCAGGTTTAACATACTGGGTTGTATCAGCGACTGCGTTTAGCTGGGCTGCCGTTACAGTGACAGCCTGAGAAATATTGGGGAAGGTATTCTTAATAGCACTCTTAATGAGTCGCAGGTGGTCATCCCCAAAGGACTTCAGATCAGAGCCGGTAGGGTTCGTAGGCACCAACTGGTTAATATAAGTTGCGACCTCAAGACCCATTCTTGGCCTCCTTTATCTCTTCTTTCATTTCTTTTCGGGTGACATACCGCTCCCCAAAGATTGCCATAGAAATCTGGAGATCGCTCACCGCTTGGGTGAGCTTCTCCGTGGCCTGGATGTTTCTTTCAAGCAGAGCCTGATGAACATTCTGACCGACAACCGAGGAACCTACCGTCACTACCGAGGATACGACCAGGGCACTGACGATGCTGCCCAGGTTATCAGTTAGAAGTTGCATCCTCCGTCTTCTCCTTAAGGTTGTCTTCCAGGACTTTTACGAACTCGTCGTCAACCTTAGAGTTAGTCTTCTCCGCCAGAGCCTTAGCACCAGTCACGATGGACTTAGCGATTACCTTGGTTGGGAAGAGGGTAGCCAGAAGGTTGATTGCGAGGGTTTTTAGAAAGATAGGCATCTGAATCTCCTTAACGTTCAATGTCTTTGATCGCCAGTCGAGTGCTAGCGAAGTCAGCGGCATTCTCCTCGTTCTGGAGTTCCATAACAGCCCGTTCGAGTTTCTGACCCCAGAACTGGGACCGAGCTTCATCCATGGTGTACAGATAAATCTGCTCAAGGACACCATAGAGATAAATCTGCGGATACTTCGTCAGAGCCCAAGTCGTTGGGTTAGCGAGGCTTAGCTCTGGGAGTACAGTCCAGTAGTTCACAATGAACGGGGCACCGTCAGGAACAACGGGGAATACTCGCCAGAAGTTACCCAACCGAGTGTAGTAGGTTACACCCTGAGGTTGGTAGTTGTAGTTAACATAATGGGTGAAGGTATCCTGGGTGATGTACTGAAGAGTACGTCCACCGATAAGGGAGTCACCCGTGATAGATCGTAGAGCAACAAAGTGCTCAGGTATCTCAATGCCACCACCGAAGGCCATTAGGGTTTCGAAGTGTTCGTTCTCCCTCACCCGTAGCAATCGGTTAAGACGGTCAGTGGTATTACCAATGAACAACATCAGAAGTTCTTGGGTAAGATCCTGACGGTCAGACCACTGGATAGCGGCGATAGCGAGATCAGTTACGTTGTTGATCGTAGCCATTCATTACACCCGTGCCTCAGAGGTCCGCATACGATAGTTGTCTCGGTCGTTAAGCCAACGGGTAAATCGAGCGGCATGGTCTGGGTCACAACCGATCAGGTTAAGATCTATGGGACCACCTTCAGACATGGGGCGATTCCGTAGGGCCTCTACAACAACCAGGGGGATACTTGCTACCTTGCGCATATTATCCTTTCGGTTACTGTTGACACCCGAGTGGCGCTCTTCTGCGTTAGCGGACAGGATTGACTCAACATCTTGAGTATCCTTTCGGATAAAGAGCCCAAGGTCTTCGTCAATTGCATAAGTCGATTGGATACTCATGATGTACCTCCTAAGGGGAAACAAAGGGCCCCGAAGGGCCCCGTTGGGTTAGACCTGGGCTACGACGTCACGGATCAGAGCACCGGACTTCTCGTTGTTTACACGCAGGGTGTACTCAACCAGCAGCTGGCGCTTCTCGCTGTCACCGGTCTTAGCCAGTTCATGCTGGAAGAACGGACGCAGGTAGCAGAGGGCGTGCATCTTCGGATCAAAGATGAACATGGTGTTTTCGTGGAACCAGCGGTTGGCACGAATGGTGTACTTACCGAAGTCACTCTCGTAGACGTCCACGGTCTGCGCAATGCGGTTGTCCGAGGCATCCAGGGTGATCTCAGTTGCACGACCCTTCATGTTCTTGCTGATGGCCTTCTTGATCGAGCTCGAAGTCTGGATCGAGTTAGCCTGACCACCGTTGCGCCAGATGGCCTCAGAGGCATTCAGGAGCATGTCTTCGGTCAGAAGACGGAGGTCACCAGCGGTACCAGTGTCGGAACCATCACCAGTTGGCAGGGTACCGTTAGCACCTACCGAACCGTTGGTCTTGTAGTAGGCAAAGATGTTTGCCATCTGACCCGGAGTAGTGGTGTTACGCTGGATCTTAGCCTGAGGGGCACCGACCATGGCGTATTCCATGTCCAGCTTCAGTTCCTTCGACTTCTTAGCCAGCTGATACGCCAGTTCGTTCTTACGACCAGCCTTCTTGACCTTATCTGCGGTACCGGTGACTTGCAGGGTCTCGTCCGAGATTTGGCAGTAGTTGTTCAACATGGTGGTGAAGCTACCAGCCTTGATGGTTGCATCCTCACCTTCCACTCGGGTGTTCTTACCCGGCTGGCGGAGTTCATCAGTCTGCCACTCGTGGGTGATAGCGGTAGCTACGCCCTTGCCGATAGCAGTCATGAACGGGGTGTCATAGGGTGCGATGTTGTAGATGATATCGATAAGGTCTTCGCGCTTACCGTTGATCTCTACAGTCGAGACGGCATTAGTTGGAGTTGCCATAAGTTACGTTTCCTTCTATTAGAAAATATCGAGAGAGGAGAAGAGAGCAGCAGCGGCTTCAACCGACTGGTCTTTCCTCAGATTAGCGCGGGCAGCTTTAACCCGCTTAGAACCCTCTGAGGCTTCCGCCCTACGAGCAGCAGGTTTAACTGCGGCAGGTAGTTCAGTCTCCTCCTTCTTCTCTAGGGCAGCCTTGCGACGGACCTGAGATTCAGCCCACTTACGTGCTGCATCTAGTACAGCCAGTTGGCGGGCATCAGATATCCCTCGGATCTCATCCTCGGAGTATCCAATCGATTTGCCGTAGGACACAATCTTGTCACCCCAAGACTCATCCGTAGTCATTTCCGGGATAAGTTTCTTGGCTAGCTCTGTCTGACGCTTAACGTAGGCAGAGTGGACAATCTCGGCTCGCTTCTCTTGCATAGCCTTAATGTCGTTACGACGTTTGATAAGAGCCTGGGCTCGGTCTCGGGCTTCCAGGGCTTCCAGTCGAAGGGTTTGATACTTCTCTGGGTCCTGGGCCTTAAGCTGCTCCCAGTTTACATTGTCATACTGATTAGCACCAGCAATAGCGGTAACAGCATACTGCTCAAGCTCGGCCAGTAGATTAGAGCGTTCAGCATCAAGCTCTTCGAATTTAGCCGCATACTGATCCTCTAGTTCAGCTTGTCGAGTTACAAACTCTTCATTGCGAAGGTAGCCACTCTTAAGCTCTTCGAAGTTAACCTCGTAGACTTCATCCCCAATCGGGATCTCGAAGAGTTTATCCTCAGGATCTTCCTCGGACTCAACCTCGGGATCTTCCTCAGAACCCTCTTCTGGTTCCTCCTCGGACTCAACCTCTTCGGTGTCCTCTGGAGTACCTTCGTCTACTACCTCTTCCTCCTCTTCTTCCCCTACGACTTTACCATCCACGGTTTCATCACCGGGGGCCAGGAGGTCATCACCTAGCAAATCTCCGAAGGCTTCCGCTGCCTCGAATTCATCCATGCCTTGATTCTCAAGGTCCATTACTTATACTCCTTTAGAGTGATCGAATCCAGGATAGCCTGAATACGAAGTTGTACGCGGTTGAGGGCATGTAGTTCGTGGTAGATGGCCTCCCTGGATTCTGAATCCTTAGGTGCCGTGGACTTCCACTCTCCCTCGATCTCTTCTTGGACAATACGGAAAAGCTCAGGAAGAACGTTCTCACGTACCATCTGTTGTGCCGCATCAGTCAGCACTAGACTATAGCCAAAACGTTCTCCCAAGATTATTTCCTCACTGCCTTCGAGGGCTTCTTAGTCTCAGGTACCTTACCGTCTCCGATATAAGCAGCCCGAGCCTGAGTTGCCTCAAGATGATACTCCGCTTCATTACGAGCCCGTTCCCAAGTGAAACGATCACGCTCAAGTTGTAGTTCCGCTTCCTTAAGGGCCATTTCTCTCTGCTGAAGGACAGCCTCTTGCTTCTTCAGTTCGATCTCAGCCAGTCGGATCTGAGCCTCTACCTGCTTCATCTGGGCCTCCGCTTGCTTAGCCATAGCGTCCGATTGGGCACGTTGGGCATCAGCTTGGGCTTTGATATCTTCAGGCTTAGGTTGTGCTTCCTTCTGCTCTCTGATGGCCTTAGCCCGTTGAGCTTCAGGAGAATCCGGGTTAGTCCAGAAGCGATCCGGGTCTTTGTACCCAGCGTTCTCTGTGACTTCCTTAAGGATGTTGTAAAGATTCTGCTCAGAGACAAGGACCCCAAGACCACCACCCCCTACTACAGCCTGGGCCATTTCCCAGATACGCATCAGGTGGAGCATCTGCTGATCTTTGTTCATGTTGCCGATACCAACGGTAACCGTCAGGTCGGATCTCTCTCGCCAGTTGGCAGGGTTAATAGCAACCCACTTGCCTCGTAGCTGGAAGACTTCTTCCTGATTCTGGTACTTGATGGCATGGTCATGCAGAAGTTGGAACAAACGCTTAACACCAGTCTCTGCAAACATCCGGGCAATCAGGTCAATCTGTTGCTCAGCAGCAGTCATCAACTGGTTTACACTCATAGCCGCTTGGTTAGAGTGTAGGGTGTTTTGGTCTAGGCCTCGGGTACGGTCAGTGATACCAGTCCGCTTACCCCTATCCGCCTCTAGCCTATCTAGCATACCGTAGACTTCCCCAGACAGCTGAGGGGTCTCCAGAGGCATGATAGAGTTCATGGCCTTAACCCGAACGATACCCGCTGCCTCGTTGGTCAGCAAGTCTTCGAGGTTAACCTGACCATCCAGGACTACAGAGCGCCCTTGGTTAGTCCGGTAGATGTTGTCCATGATGTTGCGCATGAGTACCGAACGGATCTCTTGAATGTCTCGGATCTTATCGTAGACACTCATCCCGTGGAACTTATGGGCAATTCGATAGGCATTCAGGTCAGCGAAGGGACGGCAATCCCAAGGCTCGTTGCTGATGATGTAGTCGCCCACGTACAGGATACGGCGCAACTCAGAGATACCATCCCCATCTACGTCCAGAAGGGTGTAGCACTCGGAGGCCCATACCTCACGGTTGGCTTCAGCGTCATCCCCAGAGTTATACTGGAGTTGGCCAGTCATATCGAAGTTATCACGTACCAACCTTTCTGGCTGACTATCAGAGAATTCATACTCATCGTATGGAAGCTCATCTAGTACATCCTCGGGAACACCCAGGAGCCGCAGGTCACTTACGGTATACTTCTCACGGTGACAGAGGAAGCGTGCATCATCAATGCAGGTAGCCAACCGATCAACCAGGAAGTTCTCAGGCTTGATACAGGTGACTTTAATCTCTCGCTTCTTCTTGTCCTTGCGAATTTTAATACTGTAGGTTCCATCCTCGTCCACACTCTGTGCTAGAATCTCAGTGTCTGGATCAGCCAGGATATCCGCTACCATTTCCTCAGAGAGACCAGAGAATCGTTCGAAGGTAGGGTTCAGGACCTCTTCTACATAGACCTTTACAACACCGGTCTTCATCATCAGAGTGTCTTGGAACCAGTCGAACATTACCTTGAACCCCTCGTTCTTACGCATGAAGAGGTAGTTCACATACTCAGTCTCTTGCTCTGCCTGTTCAACATCTTCGGCAGTCTGAGGTTCATACTTAACTACTTGACCGCCTGACGTGAATACCTTCATAAGAGAAGGCATAATCCAATCTACAGTCTCTTGAACGTCCCTAGATACAATCGCGGACTTCCCAGGGCGCTCGTTACCGAAGGGCTCTCCGAAGTAATACTTCAGGGCCTCAGAGCGCTGCTTGGAAAGTTCCGAAGAGTTGAAATCAAGGGCGTCGTTAACAAGTTGGTCTAGATGACGAAGTACCTGTTCATCATCCATAGGCTTAATCTTGCGACGACGCTTAGCCATTAGACAATACTCCCAAACCAATCAGGGGTCAACTTTGCAGTATCACTCCTGTAGTATCCACTGTTTCGTACAGCACCAGGACGTGCATGCCGGGAAGCCATCAACAGGGCATACCGGGTAGCGGAGATCATATCGTCGTTTCTGTCGATAATCTTTCCGTCCTTTCGGTGGTACATTTTCATTTCTTTTAGGAAGTTCGTACACGTATTAAACACCTTCAGATCACCATTCTCCATACGGGTCAACATCCAGTTAACGCCGAACTCTACAGAGTTACCTCCGTGTTTACCATCAGGACCCGGTGGGTTACTGAAGGGCTCATACACTACGTTGAGATTGTGGTCATCTTTAAGAAGGTCTACGAATCTACGACCAGAGGTTGCTCCATCGTGCTTAAAGGCATCGTGGGGGACAACTACCGGGATCTGGTGACCACCCTTCAGGTAGATAGCATCAGCGTGCATCCCAAGGGTCTCACCACTCTCACTCCTCTCATCATAGAGGTAATACTTGTCTTTCTCAGGGTCCCAAGCAACACAGGCGATAGCGTTAGGGTGGTCAAACCCAAGGTCGATACCGATGATCCTGTGGAAGTGATCGGGGATCTGGAAAGGCTCACATACAAACTTCTCTTCCAGAATGGGGAAGACTACACCAGATCCGAGCATAGGAACACCCTCAGCCCTCATCCTGCGTTCTGCTGGAGAGTATACCGAGAGTAGCTGCTCTTTCACTTCTGGACTGAGGTGTGGGGCGTCTTCCCAGCTTGCATGGATTAGGAACTGTCCAGGTTTAAGATCCTGGAGGAAGTCCTTGACGATCTCCGTCAGACCATGCTCTGGGGTAAACGTCAGATATACAATACCCCCAGTAGTAGCCGTTCGGGTTACACACTGGGTATAAATATCTTTGGGGCATTCCTCATCGAGCCAGATAACATCGATGGCGGTACCCATGAATTTGTCCTGGGACATTTCGTAGGACTTGAAGATGAGGGACGAGAGGCCCCCGGAGGCATGCTTAACAACTACTGCTTGCACACATCCGGGTTTACCTTCCCTACGAATCGTCTCTACGATATCTTCCTTGGGGATCATCCCCGTTCCAAAAGCCTCAGGGTTCTTCCAGTCTCCTAGTAGTTCGGACTGAAGAATATCCCGAGTGGTATCCGTGGAGATCCCCGCCGCCCAGCAGTTCACTGGACGATCATACTTTCTACCAGTCCACCACTCAGGGTAACGACCGGTTAGGTGGCAGGCCATGATAAAGGCCCCGGTGTAGGTCTTACCACAGCGGTTACCAGTCATAGCCAGCAACTGGGCGCAGTTCGAGGAAGCTGCGATAAACTTCTCTTGCCACCCATAAGGAGTGTACTGGTTCATGCGGAAATACTTCTGACGCTCCGCCAACTCCCTGACTAGATTCCGTAGCCGCTCTTGGGTATCCATTAGACCACCTTGTCACCTACTGTTGATGCACGCCACAGGGCCCGTTGGAGGTCCCTTACGCGCACTGGAGTTTGTTTAGCCCAGAGGCTATCTTCTGCTTCCCATGCAGCTTCATCAAACCTTCCGGATTTCAGAAGATTCCACGTCTTGGGGAACTTCTTCGTCCACGCTGTACCCAGCTGGAAGTTGACGCTAACGAGGGCATCGAATAGCTCTGGAGTGCAAAAAGGCAGCTGAGATACTTGCCCTTGGGCTGCATCATAGGCTGCCTTACTATCCTTCTCTAGCCAAGTCTCTGCTCGTGCTAGGGTAATCGGTCCGTCTTCCCCAGGGAGTTGCAAGTGGCCATAACCGCCAGTTATCTTCCCGAGGGAGTCTTTGTACCACTTTAGTACCAACCCCTCTCTTCGCTTGATTAGATCAAGGTACTTAAGAGGCTGGGAAAGAAATGACTTTAGCCAACTCTGGCTCTTCGTCGAGAATTCGTCGAACTTCACTGATTAGATCCTCTGCGGACATATCTTCCACATTCTTAGTAGTAAGCTCCAGTTTCTGCTTAGCTCCGAAGCCTCCACGATCCAGGATATCCTGGGCCGCCTTGAGGCGAATCCCACCTCTCTCTTCTGGGTTGCTAGCGATCTCTACAACCACACGAAGCGCCATGGGGACATGACTCCCGATGCGCTCAGAGATAAAGGCGTTGATGTATTCGGCATGCTTTCGATGGTATGCAGCTACGTTGCGTTGCGCATGATTAGGAGAGAACCCAGCGGCTATATATGCTTGGGTCTTATTCATACCATCTGCCAGAGCCTCACAATAGAGGTCTAGCTTTTCTTTAGCAGAAAGAGGAGCAGCCCCAATCGAGACAACCTTTTCGTCTGACATACACTGCTCCGATCTCTCTAAATGGTCACCCCGGTAGGACTCGAACCTACGACCTCCTGTGTCCAAGACAGGCACTCTAACCAACTGAGCTACGAGGAGTTAATGGTGGTCGAAGGAAGGAATTGAACCTCTAGCCAATGGCGTCCGGGTTACAGCCGGATGGTAGTAGCCATCTACCTCTACAACGACCTCTGTTGGCTGGGACGGCAGGGCTCGAACCTGCGACCTGAGAGTTAACAGCTCCCTGCTCTACCAACTGAGCTACATCCCAATGAAATCTTAAGGTAATTTCTCAACCTTATAATACTATTATATCACACTTTTTCTATTTTGTCAAGTCTTTTTTCTTCTTTTTTTTATTTTAGTCGCAAGGCCCGGTTTTGTTAGGGTTTTTGCTGGAATGGGAAAGGGGTTCTTAAGACTATCTTAAGATAACCTTAAGGTAACTAACCTTCTTAGTAAGTAAGTCAAAAGGAAGAAGGAATCTTAAGAGCCTATAGGTCTATTATACTACATTTTGGATGCCTTGTCAAGTACTTTTTGATATTTCTTTGATAATCACCTGATTTACCCGACGAACGGTATGATAGGGTTCTATAGATATACCCTAAGACTACCCTTCGTAGGTTGCTGGTAAGGGGTAAGTGGCATAGGGTTCCCTTGATCCAGGTTCTATAGGTATACCTTAGGGCTACCTCTGTTCTCTATGCCCTGGTCTATTGCCCCTTTATCCAGTAATATACCAACAGATATCGGAGGTTGCCTTTGATCCAGGGCCTATAACCGGGGATACCCCAAAAGTCTATTTTATCCTCCGGTGTATCTGGGGAATATCCCCCCAGGAGTCCCCCAGATAAAGTGGGGGTGGCCTATCCCCAGGGGTATAGCCCCCTAGCCCCTCCCTAGGATACCATGAGACTAACCCCAAGATCAACCCCTGGGGATACCGTTCATCGGGTGGACCCAAGGGTATTCATAAGAAAAATCTTAGGGTATTCAGGGGGTGGATCGGGGGGAAT